ACGCTCCTCGTTGTGTAGCAACTTCGATGATACTTCTCAGCGCAGCAAGGTCGCTGACATTAAGATCTGGTCCCTGTGCAGGGTCTTGTGCCGGCGGCTGAGTTACAACTTCAGCTTCTTGATTTTTAATTTCTTCTGACATTAGGTTCTCCTTAAATGGTTACATGCAAGCATGAAATACGTTAATTCTTTTTGATCTTCAAATCCTAGATAATGAGTAGAACGTAAATTTCCAGATTTATCAATACCCGGCTGTTTGGCCAAGCAGTAGCGACCTTTCAATTTGGTCTTGACCCATTCTTCTACACCTTCAAAAATTTCGTTATCTGAAATAGCGATTTTGCTGAAGTGGGGAGGAATGGTCTTGAGCCTTCGCTGTTTTAGTACATCAATAGGATTTAGATCAAACATCGTGAAAATATTTATAGATCAATTAGATTCGAGGGTGGATTCTTGGCTAAGTCTTTTGGACATGGCCTTAGTGTGACCCAGTTTGGCGACATCACCTGAAAACAGATATAGTTCAAATGCAGATTTTTCTTTCATAACTATGATATGTTTTTTATTGATAAAAAAAGGAGAATCGATAAAATGATCTAACCAAACCAGCACCTGCGGTGTAAATGCAAATTCTTTTGGAAAGTCTATTTTATAAGTTTTAATTTTAGCATATTCTTCGATAAACTGCAAGGCCTGTTCTGTCAATCTAAGACCACCTTGAGCTTTTTCTCTAAAACTCCACCACCATACAGATCTATATTGTTTTACTGTGTCAGCATCGATGGGTAATTCTGCCGCCTGTAAGAACACCTTGGTATAGGCATCCTTGGAGTCCACGTTATGCAACCTCTTCGCCGGCAGTGAGTTTGACCACAGCAAAGTCTTTGGTCTTAAACAGTCGATTTAATTTTTTAGCCAGATTGTGTGCATGGCCAGGATTTGAGAATGATACTTTCTTATATTTAGGACCAGGATAGCTGGCCACCAAACTACCGCTCTTTAGATTAAACGGCTGACGTTGATAGAAAACAGCCCAAATGGCCTCCGAGTCCAGTATCTGCTCGACTTTGAAAGTTTCTTTGTTGGCATATTCTAAAAGTATCTTTGGTTTTGGTCTCGACATTTTATACGTGTTCCTAATTAACCACGTATATATTTATCTTTTTTAGAACGCTCCGCCGTCGAACTTAACATCTATGCTTTGACTGGATTCTTTGATCTGTGCCAGCATACCGTGTATTTCCTGTACTGTACGACCAAGTTTTGTAGAAAAAATAGCTAACTCAGCGGTAAGATCTCTAGCTTCCTGTATAGTAATACGTATTTCTTTTTGTTGGCTTTTTTCTGCTACAGTGATTCTTTGTAGTAGTTTTTCAACGGTGGGTAGCACAGCAGGCACGTTATTTTGAGACATTGGCCATTACCTGTTTCATTTCGAGTTCTGTTTTAAAAGGACCTTTGTGGGGATATCTTTCTAAGGTGATCTTTTTAGGGCAAAAACTTTTTACCCAACCTTTTTCAAATTTGATGGTGTAATAGCCTGCGCAATACAGACTTTTAGAATCTAGACTTTTGGTAAACAAAGGCAGTTTTTTGCGGATGTCGAACATGGCATTATGCGGTGCTGTGCTAGTTGCATAACCATGAACTTCATTAGGTAGTGCATGTTCGCTTTCTTTTACGATCTTAACAGTAAAGAATTTTTTACCGAATGTTCTGGTAACGTGTTCTTTGGTTTCATAGATTTTAATTCCGTCTTGATTGCTCATCACAAATCGATTGTCTTCATTTTTTCTCAGAGTAGCAATCTTCTCACCATTCTCTTCGACGATCCAGAACTTGTTGTCTATGATAGTTTTTGCATGTAATTCAGTCATGATGTTCTCCAATTAGATACCTCGCATTTAATGGCTCCGAATAACTTGCAGCCTGATCAGATATTTTCTTGAGATCATACAGTCCACAAAACTTCATTAGTCTAAGACCAACCTGGCTGACATTTTTATCTGCACTTGTGGCCTTAGTAATAGTTTCTATAATGATAGACTTGATGTTATCGGGTTGATGACTAAGATCAATTAGTCTACGATTGCGTTCATAATCTTCTAAGACTCTGTGTTCGTTACCTTCGTGATCAGTCCATCTCTGTAGCATGAGATTGTTCCACGCATATCCTTTGCTGCTACGATCTTCGAACGCTTCACTAAGACCCACTTTTTTGCTTGTGCCTTTAGTACGCACACCTGGATACGCCGAGAAGACATTATCACTGGTATCACCACGCATGCATTTTTCAAAAAGGAGCCATTCTGGATCTGGGATTGCTTTGGGTTCTTGAGTTTTTTTGTCAATGATTCTTTTGCCTTTGTCATCGAAGATACCTTCATGTGTGATCACATGTTCCATAACACCGTTGTACTGTGTGACATTAGGTGCGATCAATTGTACAAAATCTGTGTCAGTACTGATAATTACATGTTTATCATTTGGATGACTCTGTATCCAGCCTGCGATCAAATCATCTGCTTCTAGCTGTGGATTCTGCATGACTGTGCAGTTAGTTTTATCTGTGATAAACTCTTTGAATGTATCAAAGGCTTCCCAAAACACACGATCTTCTTCTGCTTCTTTTTCTGTGTGAGCTGCACGAGCATCTGAACGATTACGCTTGTAGGGTGCATAATAATCTTTGCGCCAAGATCTACCTTCTAAACAGAATATAACATGACTGCCGTTAAACTGCTGCCATGCTTTGCGGATTGAATTAAGGGTGATATGAAATGCCATGCCTAGTTTGATATCAGCATCACCGTTGATCACGTGACGAGCACGAAAGAATGTATTTGCTGTATCAACTAAAATATAGGTCATTGATTTGTCTTCTTTACTGTTTTAATGTCTATAACACCTGTGTTCACAGGGCCGCCAAAATCACCATCTACCACAACATTTGCACAGAGTTCACGGAACCAACGATCTACGATTTCTTCTTCTTTGTCACCATCTTCACCGTATCCCTCTTGCTTTAATTGTAGCACAAATTGGTCGTTCCAGTCAAGCTCAAAAAAGCCATTACGTATGTTATCTTTGTTGACATGAGTGTTTATCACTCCAACCCATGCTTCTTTGCGTCTAGTAGCACGTTCTTTTGGTGAGAGTTTGGCAGTTTCTTCTGCTTGTTCAGCAGTTTTAGATGCAGCTTCAGCCGCAGCCAGCCTGTTGTTGGCTTCTGCCAAATCCAGTTCAGCTTTTTGGATAGAAGCTTCTAGCTTATCTAGACCAAATAGTTTTTTAATTATTTTCATTATGTACCCCATTCATTCTTAAACAGTGGCACCTGCAATCGGTCTGAATATCTCAGTCCATGTTTCATTGCCAGTTCCGCTACTCTGCGGTTATTTAGTGCGTAGACAGTTTCAACTCCGCCCACAGGCATGAGATAAACATTACCGGTGAAACCTTCTGCACGATAGATATCCACAGCTTCTAGAGCTTCCTCTGCATCATCCTCAGTAGCCACTACAAGTTTGAGATATACATGACCAGCTTCTTGATATTCACAGACTATATCTGGACGTATGGCTTCACTAGGCTGTTCTCCTGAACAACTGAGTTTAGCACTGACTGAGAATGTAACTTCTCTACTGGCAAAAGGAGGGTTCTGTGACCATTCTTGCAGATATTTTTTAAACTCCGGAGTCAGCTTTTGAGTACCGTTAGTTTCAAAAGTAATTTCTTTAAGACCTGCCATACTGAGATGATTCAACAGATCCGGATAAGCACGTTGCCAACCTAACAACGGTTCGCCACCAGTAATTACAAGATGTTCATCTTCCCATTTATTATATGGCAAGATCTCACATATTCTTTCTGCTATTGCATCTGTAGTAAGCATTGGACTAAGTTCTTTAAACTCAGGCATCCAGCTAGCATAACTGTCACAGCCTGTACTAACTAAGGGTAAGTCTTCATACTTTTGAAAAGGTGTAATCAATGAATGGGTAGCGGCAATACCGGCAGCTTCCATGCTCAATTCACCTCGAGACATACCAAAGCCAGCACATTTAAAGTTACAACCAAATGTACGCAAGAAAACAGAAGGAACACCCATATATCTGCCTTCGCCTTGTATGCTATAAAACAGTTCTGCTATTTTAATTTTATTCATTGTTTATTATACCACTTTTTATAAATGTTGTCAACTCTTCCTTGACCAATTGCCAAGATCCATCTTGTTGATCAATCCAATGTAGGCAATCGCCTTCTCGCCATCCCGCAGCATCTAAAAGATCCTGTGGCAGCGATATGATGCCGCCTTCTTCCACTGTCAGTGTCCATGTCTGCATTATATATATCTGTCCTTGGATTCTGTTTCTTGATTCAATCTACGCCATTCTTCTATCCGCAGTCTAGCACATTCTTGT